CTTGTACTATCATGCCGGATTGTCGTATCGACAAATTGGCGAGTTGGAATGTGTCAGTTTAAGGGCGGTTGCCTATTCCGTCACAAGTGCTGTTAAGAAGCTCAGAAAAATTCTAACCAAATAGGATAAGCATCTCGGGCGGCTTTGCTTCGGCAAGGCCGCCTTTGATAATCAGGGAATATCCATACGTCTAATTATACATAACTATATGCGTATTTGCAAATGATATTAAGCGTATTTTACGCATAACATTATGTGTATCCTATTTAGTGGAGGGATGTTAATGGATATACTGGAAAAAATAAAAAAATTGCGAGATGAGCGTGGTTGGAGTAATTACAAACTCGCAAGAGCTGCCAACATATCGGAAGGCTCATTGAACAATTTGTTTCGGCTTAACAATTTACCGACTATTCCAACGCTGGAAGCAATATGCGGCGGTTTCGATATTACTCTATCGCAATTCTTCGCAGAGGAAGAAGAAGCGGTAGTTCTTTCTGTTGAACAAAAAGAAATGTTGAACACATGGAACACACTAACAGGCGATCAAAAAACGGCACTATTAGAATTGCTGAAAAAGATGTAATTACCCAAAGAGAAATATCAAAAAAGATGCCGACAGGTTCTCGTAACTTGTTGGCATCTTTTATTAGTTTTTTATTATAAAACGGCTTCAAGATTTTCCCTTATCTGTCCTTTAAGGTGAAAGGGATAATTGCCCTTACGTTGCACTTTTACAACTGAATATACATTATCTCAAGCCCGTTCCGGCTACGCCTGAAAAGGATAGCGATGGAGCAAACGCCGCCACGACCTCGGCAAGTCCGAGAGAGCGATCAACGTATTGCCCCGACAGATTTATTGGTACAATCTGCGCCATTACCCGTAGCCGTGAAATTAAAAACTTCCGTCTTGAACGCTTCACCGCATTGGACGGCCTGCCATCAGAATGGGGGGAGCTTCTGCCATACTCGTTAGACTTACAATCGACGGTATGGTGGGGCTATGATGCCGCAACCAGCGGCAGCTTGAAATAATCCCGTGTCGGGGGTGCGTGGCAAATACGGCAACATATAAATTGAAAACACAAACCATGTGCAGGGGTATGCTTTTCTACGGAATAACAGCGTTATACCCCTGCATATTCTTGTGTTTTCAGAACACAAGAATTATGAAACGGAGGTTTTCTATATGGATACTGCTGTCAAAAAGTCCGATAAGCAAAGGCGGCCGGTGACAACCTACCACGAGAAGAAAATCGGTAGAACATTGTACCGTATTACCAGTATCTACAAAGGCGAGATAGAGCTTGGAAAGGCTCTTGAGGATTTAACTGTGCGTAAAATCTTGCACAATGAAAACGCTTCTCTGCAAGCTCTGCGTTAGAATTGCAACTGCAATTTTTTATGGCAAACATGAAAAAGTGGGCTGCATTTTTCCCGATTGCGCGCTATAATTAGAGCGTAAAATCATATCTCTGATGGAGTTCCTGTGTTTGCCGTTTGTTACGGAGGTAATGATTATGGCAAACAAGGAATATATTGTCGGTCTTTATGTCCGATTGTCGAACGAGGACACTCGGGCAGGAGAATCGGTATCCATCGAAAATCAAAAGCTAATGCTGACAAAGCATTGCAAGGAAATGGGGTGGGAATTAAAAGAGATTTATCAAGATGACGGCTTTTCGGGTACGAACCAAAATCGTCCTGCATTTCAGCGCATGATGGCTGATGTCAAGCAAGGCTTTATCAATACGATTTTGATAAAAGACCTCTCTCGGCTCGGTCGAAACTATCTCGAAGTCGGTAATCTTGCCGAGGTATTCCTACCCGAACACGGTTGCGAATTGATTTCACTCAACGAAAAACTCGATGATATGATGGTGTTCCGCAACTGGTTCAATGAACAACATTCAAAAACAACGAGTAAAAAGGTTAAAGCGGCTCGTCACATCTGTGCGGAAACAGGCAAATTTCTTGGTACATACGCCCCTTACGGTTTCAAAAAAGACCCTGATAATCGGCATAAGCTGATTATTGACGAAAACACAGCGCCGATAACAAGAAGAATTTTTGAAATGCGGGCAAGCGGCATGGGCTTTCGGGCAATCGCAAGCACGCTCAACGAGGACGGCGTAATCTCACCGAAAGAATACTATTATCAAACGAAAAGCCGTAAAAATCCTCAAAAGACCAATCGCCTTTGGAATGAAAGCGCCCTGAAAATTATACTCCGCAACGAAGCATATATCGGTAATATCGTGCAGGGTAAAGTGGGGACGGTTTCGTACAAGAACCGCAAACAGGTGAACAAACCTCAAGAGGAATGGATACGGGCAGAGGGAACGCACGAACCCATTATCAGCATGGAATTATGGAACAGGGTGCAGTCGTTCAAACACAAGAACTATAAGCCACGCCGTAAAAATGATGGCGAAACCAATTTGTTCACGGGGCTTCTTGTATGTGCTGATTGTGATTTCAAAATGCGTTCGCAAGTCGAAAGGCGTAAACGCAAGGACGGAACTGAAACAAAATACGTTGCCTATATGTGCGGCAACTACGCCCGAAGCGGTAAATCAGCCTGCACTTGCCACGGTATCAATGAGAACGCTTTAATTGAAATTGTTGTCGAGCATATCCGCAGACACGCATTGCTTGTTGAGCGAAACGAAGAACGCATAGTCGAAGCTATTTTGACGATGCAGAACAATGAAACCGTTTCGTACCGTGCGGCGTATCAAAGCGAAATTGCCGCCCACAAAAAGCAAGTCTCCAAACTGGATTTGCTCATTGAAAACCTGTATAACGACCGAGTATCGGGCGTTGTGCCGGAGGATATGTTTAAGAGATATATCTTAAAGTATGAGCAGGATCGGATTGACCGCTTGCAGTCAGTGGAAACGCTCGAAAAGCGTGTGGACAGCATCAGGCAGAATAACGACAACGCCGCAATTTGGGCGAAGCTGATTAAGAGGTACACCGAGCTTGAAGTCCTCGATTCCGATACGCTGTTGCTTCTCATTGACAAAATCATCGTGGGTGAATCGCAGATTATCGACAAAGAGCGTATCTGTGATGTAAAGGTTGTTTTCAACTATGTTGGTGACTTAGACGGATTAGAGCTTGAAGCTAACAGCGACATCCGAGAGGCGGTGTCAGCCTGATGAGCGAGAAGTTATACAATGTCGGCTTGTACATTCGCCTTTCACTTGAAAACACAGCTTACCGTGGTGAGGATTCCATGAGTATTGAAAATCAACAAGCCATGTTATCCAAATTTGTCGGCTTAATGCCGGGGTGGGTGGAAACACGAACCTACATTGACAACGGCGCAAGCGGCGGTAATTTCAACCGCAAAGGCTTTCAGGACATGATGAGCGATGTGCGGAGCGGCAAAATCAATCTCGTACTTGTTCAAGACCTCTCACGTTTCGGGCGAAACTACCTTGAAGCAGGCAGATACCTTGAGGACGAACTTCCCTCGCTCGGGTGCAGATTTGTGGCACTTTCGGACGGTATAGACACAGAGAACGGCGAAAATGACATTATGCCATTCTTAAACGCCATGAACGACTACTACCTGAAAAATCTCAGTGACCGCATAAAGGTAGTGCTGACTGCTAAAGCAAAGAACGGTCAAAAGGCAACAGGGACAGCGCCATACGGATACGACCGCAATCCCTCCGACCACACAAGGCTGATTGTTGATGAATATGCCGCAGAAGTGGTTAAGCGTATTTTCAAACTCCGAACGATAGGCACAGGTTACGCCAAAATAGCCCGTATTCTTAACGATGAAGATATTTTACCGCCGAAGCTATATTATCAGGCAAAATGCAATCATGAGTTTTCAGAGAACGGTGTTAAACTATGGCAATACGCCACTATCAAGGTTATTCTGCATGACGAGCAGTATTTGGGGCATACCGTGTCTTTCAAGCAAAAAACGCTATCGCACAGAGATACCCGAGTGGTAAACAGGCATAAAAGCGAATGGATTAGGGTTGAGAACACGCATACTCCGATTGTTGATGAGCAGACTTGGACGGCAGTGCAGAAACTTAATGGGCAGACCAAAGAACGATACTCAACCGCCCGTGAGCCGCAAATGAGCTTATTTAACAAACTTCTTGTGTGTGCCGATTGCAAGACAAAAATGGCTGTCAATGTGGAGAGCCAGCGCCGAAAGGACGGCAGGATTGTCCGCTATTCTTCGTATCATTGCAGAAAATACAGTCACACAGGCGGGAGTTCTTGTTCGTGGCATACAATCTATGAAATCTCGCTGAAAAAGATACTGCTTGCTGATATTAAGCGGCAAGCGAAGATGATTGAGCTTGATGAGGACAGAATGCTTCATACTTTGCATGAACAGCTTATAGGCGACAGTAAAGCAAAACAGATTGACCGAGTAGCCGAGCAACGAGAGTTAAAGCAACAGCTACATACCCTCGAAACTCAAACCGAACAGCTTTATGAGGACAAGGTTTCCGGCTTAATCACAGGTGAGCGTTTTTCGGAGTTGGTCAGTTTCACAGAGGTCAAGCGGAGTGAAATAGAAAAGCGGATTGTCTTTTTAGACCAATCCACGAAAAATGCAAAAGCCAAACTCAGCGACATTCAAAACTGGATGCTGCTGATAAAAGAAAAATCCACACTCAAAGATGTGGACAGAGATTTACTTGAAACGCTGATTGAAAAAATCGAAATCGGCGAACGAAAGGTTGAAAACGGTGTGAAAACGCAGGATATACAGGTTTTTTACAAGTTTGTGGGTGCAGTATAAACTACCTTCTTTATCGGTGTCTACCCTTGGAGAGTTTTTTAAATGTGATTTTTATACCCCGAATCATAAATCAGAAATTCAAACAGGAACATCAGCCTCTCAAAATGCTTTCGCTACCATCATGATATTGATTATCTCATCAGCCAACAATATGTAATAAGTTACTCTAAAGGAATGGCATCTTGCTGTTCCTTTTTTATGTTCTCAAAAAATGATAACATCGTAGAAAAGAGGTTTTGAAAATGCAATTTTTGTTAAAAGATGAAACGACAACCAAGGAACAACTTGCGGAAACGGCTCAGCAATCGGCAGAATACTTTTCAGCCTGTTTCCAAAGTGATAGCTTAGATACTTCCAGTATTATTAAAATGCTCACTCAACTCAGTGAAGGCCGCAAAGAGTTAGCCATACACATTGGACTATTACACTATTGTCAACTTTTCAATCATGATTTGCCGCGATGTTATATGAAGATTGCAGAAAACAATGCAGCCTACGACTATTATTGTCAAGAGCTTATAAACTGCCTTAATAATTTATATCAATAATCCTACTACCACAGCAATAAGTGTTAATCTGCCTAAAAGTGTTGAGTATTGCGGTTATGCGCGCTATACTTTTAGAGTAAGCATTGCAAAAAGACTGCAAACAATACACTTGGAAAGGAGTAGAATGGTAACTGTCACAAAGAAAGACCTTATCACATTGGGATATGGGCCATCGTTTGCAGCAAGTATTATCA